TGTGGGATATTCGAACAATGCCGCAGCTTTGGACAATCTTGAACAATTGATGATCAGCATCATCAGCACAATGCCGGCAGGTTATACAGTCGGCAATGTAAGCAACCCACAACCATTGGAAATCGGTGCCGGTAAGTATCTTACGGCTGATTTACAAGTTAGCACCTACTACACCAACTAAGGAGAAATCATGCCAACAACTATCGTGACCGGCAGAGATATCACATTCACCATTGATGGTGATTCGTATGATGCTCAAGCCACATCCGCAATTCTAACAATTGATTCGACAATCAATACATATCAGCTACTCTCAGGCAAAAGCTATTTCACGACCGATTCGCAAGGATCATTTGCCGTGGAAATGTTGGCAGATTGGCCAGCTGGCGGATCATTGTGCAACGCATTATGGACAGCGGCAGACACAGCACCAAACACACCATTGGCGGTTGTTTTCACAGCTGCATCAGGATCGGTGTTTAATTTTGATGTGCAACCTGTATTTCCATCAGCCGGCGGCACAGCACCGGATGCACAAACTGTTTCTTTAGCCTTTACCTGTGTGACAACACCAACGCTATAAACAAAGGAGATCGGGAGCATGAAACTAGCAATCACAATTGAATTCACATCCGGTGAGAGAGAAACCTATACAGCTCTCCCACCGGAGTGGATGAAATGGGAACAGAAAACCGGAAACACTATTCAGCAAGTGGCCGACAAATTGGGCATTTCAGATTTGATGTTTTTGGCATATCACGCAATGAAACGCGAGGCGGCCGGCAAAACTGTCAAGCCTTTTGATGTGTGGTGTGAAACTGTGACCGATATTGACATGGGGGAAAGCACAAACCCAAAAGCTACGAATCCGGATCAATAAACCGGACTCTTTGGGAATTAGCAATCGCCACAGGTTTGTCAAGATCGGAATTTGTAACAGATCAAGATATTGCAACAGCGATTGAAATTTTAAGGATAAGAAATGGCAACTGATCCAATTAGCTATGACAAGAGCCAATTGCGTGGCATCATCGGAGCTTTTAAAGGCATGGATGATGAAGCTGTTGCCGAGGCCAAAAAAGTCTCAAATGGATTGGCTACTTTTCTGCAAGGCAAAATTGTTTCGGCAGCTAACAGCCGGCCAAATGAGGCAGCTTCACGCATTGCGGCAGGTTCGCGCGTAAGTAAATCATCAAAGGTTGGCGAATTGTCATTTGGTTTTGTATCTCAGAAATTCAGCGGTGGTGGTACAACCCAGATGCTTTGGGGCGGTTTTGAATTTGGATCAAATAAATTTAAACAATTTCCGGTGTGGTCTGGCCGTGAAGGCCGTGGATCCAGAGGATACTTTATCTACCCAACATTGAGAGCTGAACAACCTCAGATCATCGCTCAATGGGAAGCAGCATTTTCAAAGATTTTGAAGGAGTGGTGAAATGGCACTAGGCGGATCACGGACACTCAAGCTCTCCATTCTTGCTGATATTGATAACCTCAAAAAGAATTTAACCGCTGGATCGGGTGAGGTTGAAGGCTTTGGATCAAAGCTCGGTGATTTCAGCAAAAAAGCCGGATTGGCATTTGCCGCAGCTGGAGCAGCCGCAGCTGCCTATGCCGGAAAATTGCTCATTGATGGCGTGAAAGCTGCTATTGAGGATGAAGCCGCTCAGGCCAAATTGGCCACCACATTGCGAAACGTTACCGGTGCAACAAATGCCCAAATTGCCGCTACTGAGGATTACATAACCAAAACGGCTTTAGCCACGGGTGTAACCGATGACGATTTGAGGCCGAGTCTTGACAGGTTGATCAGATCGACAAAAGATGTCACCGAGGCTCAAAGATTGCAACAAATTGCACTTGATGTTGCCGCCGGTTCGGGAAAAAGTTTAACCGCCGTAAGCGAGGCAATTTCCAAAGCTTTTGACGGGAATTTTGCAGCTTTGAAAAAGCTTGGTATTCCACTAGATGAAAACATTATCAAGACAAAAGATTTTGATGGTGCAATGATGGTCTTGTCTAAGACGTTTGCTGATCAGGCATCGATTCAAGCCGACACATTTGCAGGCAAAATGCTCCGATTAAACGTTGCATTTGATGAAGCAAAAGAAACTGTGGGCGCGTATGTTTTGGATGCCATTACACCATTGATCAGCTCATTTGTTGATAAAGGCATCCCAGCTATATCAGCGTTTGCAGACACTTTGGGCAAAACTTTGGGGCCAGCATTTGGCACCATTTTCAAAGTGATCCGGGATGATGTTTTGCCAATTTTCAAGGCTTGGTGGAGTTTCTTATATAACGATGTAATTCCAGCAATTGGAGCTGTTGTTACGCCAATTCTTGAAGGATTGAGATTTGCTTTCGACACAATCAAAAAAGCGATTACTGAAAATGCCACAGAATTAAAGCCGTTAAATGACGGATTCCGGGCTTTGTGGGAGTTTGTGAAAACTTACCTTGCACCATTGATGGGCAATAATTTCAAACTTGCTTTGCAAGGCATAGCCGTACTGGTTTCCACTTTAATTGTTGGTTTTTCACAATTGGTTGGTTTTCTCAATCAGGCTTACTCTCAAATGACAAATATTGTCAATTTGATCAATAGAAACAAAGGTATATTTTTGGGTCAAGCTGGAGCAATCGGATCAATAATTGGCGCATTTGGCGGCGGTAAAGCTGCTGGTGGGCCTGTTCGATCCGGTACCTCATACCTTGTCGGAGAGCGTGGCCCAGAGCTTTTTACGCCTAATTCAAGCGGCATGATCACGCCAAACAACCGTTTGGGTGGCGGCAACACCACAATCAATCTGAATGTAACCGGTGCCATTGATCCAGAAGGCACAGCTCGCAGCATCATCAATGTTTTAAACAATAGCTTCTATCGCGGTACAGGCGGCGCAAACAGCTTGCAATTTACATGAGCATATTCAACCCGGTTTGGAAAGTCATCATTGGTGGCGTGGAATACCAAACAGCAATTTTGGCCAACCTTACTATTACAAGCGGTCGAACAAATATTTATGAGCAGGCACAAGCCGGCTATACAAATTTGGAGCTGATTAACCTAAATCAATCAAATGTGGTCATTAATATCAATGATTCACTTACAATCGAATTGCAAGATTCCACAGCTACATTTGTGCCGATCTTTGGCGGCTCGGTTGTTGAGGTTGGCATTTCCGTTGCTGAGGTTGGATCGGTTGCCTATGCACAGCGCATCAAAATCATTGCTTTGGGTGCATTGGCCAGATTGCCAAAAGCCTTGACCGATGGAGTGTTAAGCAAAGATTTTGATGGTGATCAGATTTATGAAATCTTGAAATATGTTTTGTTTGATTCATGGCAAGAGGTGCCACAAGCTTTGACATGGGCAACTTATCCAGCGGCTACAACATGGGCCACAGCACAAAATTCTGGACTCGGTGAAATTGATCGGCCGGGCAATTATGAACTTGCAGCTAGATCAAGCTCACGGACAGATGTTTATTCATTGGTTTCAGCTTTGGCCACGTCTGGATTGGGCTATATCTATGAAAACTCGTTTGGCCAAATCGGTTATGCAGACAGCACGCATCGAACCAATTATTTGGCCGCCAATGGATATGTTGATTTAACAGCCAATAATGCTTTGGCACCGGGTTTGAGTATTCAAAAGCGTGCAGGCGATGTCCGAAATTCAATTACGGTCAAATATGGTGCAACATCATCAGCTGAGGAATCTGCATCGGACATAACCTCAATTGGCATTTATGGTGAGTTATCTCAAATTGTTACCACGACTTTGCATAATTCAGCCGATGCCGAAGATCAGGCCAATTTCTACTTGTCACTCAGAGCCAACCCAGAATTTAATTTCAATAATATTACTTTTGAGCTTACAAACCCAGAAATTGACGATTCGGATCGGGATGATCTCATCAATGTTTTCATGGGTATGCCGGTCAATATTGCCAATTTGCCATTGAACATGAATTCTGGAGATTACTTGGGTTTCGTTGAAGGCTGGACATTCTCGGCCGCGTATAATCAAGTCAGCCTTTCCATGATTGTGTCACCGATTTCATTCTCGTTGCAAGCCATGCGATGGAATGACGTGCCGATGACAGAGCAATGGAACACAGTCAATCCAACATTGGATTGGATCAATGCCACGATTGTGGCCTAAGGAGGAAACATGAGTAATCCAACAACACCGTTTTCATGGCAAATGCCTACGGCCACGGATTTGGTTACAGACTTGCCAGCGGATTTTGAGGTATTTGGTCAAGCCGTAGCAACATCGATGGCCGATTTATTGGGCGGCACTACTGGTCAAATTCTCGCAAAAAATAGCAACACCGACATGGATTTTACTTGGATTGCAAATGATCAAGGTGACATCACAGGTATCACAGCCGGCACAGGTATTACAGTTACATCACCAACTGGCCCAGTACCGACAGTTTCAATTGATACAGCGGTCACAGCTGATTTGACCACAGCGCAAACATTGACAAACAAAACATTAACAGCACCGGTCATCAACCTGGCATTGAACGCACAAACCGGCACGACTTACACATTTGCATTGACAGACAATGGCAAATTGGTAACGGCATCAAATGCAGCTGCACAAACTTATTCAATCCCAACAAATGCAAGCGTGGCATTTCCAATTGGCACACAAATAAACTTGATCCAAATCGGTGCCGGGCAGGTAACTGTTTCAGCCGCAACACCGGGAACAACAACAATTTCATCAAATGCTGCAACACCAGCCGGGCCAAAATGTCGTAATCAATTTGCCGCCTTAACTTGCATCAAGGTAGCAACAGATTTGTGGTATGTGATCGGAGACATTGCATAATGCCAATTTTGGGAATTATTGACGGCGGTAGATTACGGACAAATCCACCAACGACTGTTGAATACTTGGTAATTGCTGGCGGTGCAGGTGGTGGTGGAACATCAGGCGCAGGAAGCAGCGGCGGCGGCGGCGGCGGTGCGGGTGGTATGCGTACCGCGACTGGTTTATCCGTTGCGGCTGGCTCGCCATTGACTGTCACAATTGGCGCAGGCGGTGCTGGACAAACAACAAACACGACTGCTGGAAATGGTAATAATTCTGTTTTTAGTTCAATTACATCAACCTATGGCGGTCAAGGTTCTTGTGATTTCCCAGCACCGGGCAGCGGTGTCGGACAAAATGGTGGTTCAGGCGGCGGCGGTAGAAGTACTGCTGGCACAGGAACAAGTGGCGAAGGCAGTAACGGCGGTGCGGCTACTGGTGGAACATCAGCTGGCGGCGGTGGTGGAAAAGGTGGCACAGGTTCAGCGCCGAGTGGAAACAATGGTGGCAACGGAGGCACATCATCTAATAGCTCTATTACTGGAAGCAGCGTCGCTTATGCAGGCGGCGGTGGTGGTGGCGGTACTAGCAGCGGTGGAACAGGTGGTGGCGCAGGCGCAGGAAATGGCGGTGTGTTCGCTAATGGTTCGAGTGCTTCGATTGCAAACCGCGGCTCGGGCGGCGGTGGTGCGTCTGGAACAGCACTAACAGGTGGGAATGGTTCATCTGGTTTTGTTTGCATTCGCTATGCAGATACTTTTGATTTAGCGGTATCTACAACAGGATCGCCAACAATCACAACATCCGGTGGATACAGAATTTACCAATGGACAGGAAGCGGATCGGTGACATTCTAATGGCGCACTTTGCAGAGCTTGACGAAAACAACATTGTGATCAATGTGATTGTTGTTCATAACAATGAATTAATTGATGATAATGGCAATGAATCGGAAGCAAAAGGTATTGATTTTTGCGTTGCTCATTTTGGTGGGCGATGGGTTCAAACCTCATACAATGCAACATTTCGCGGTGTCTATGCCGGTATTGGATACACATACGATGAAACGCTTGATGAATTTGTAGCACCCATAGTGGAGACCGAATGGGAAACAGAATGACATTTCCACAAGGCACTTTGCCGCGTTTGATTGAGGTTGCATTAGCTGAGGTTGGTACAGCCGAAACCGGCAACAATGAGACAAAATATGGCAAATTTATGAAAGCCGACAAGCTGCCATGGTGTGGATCATTTCTCAATTGGTGTGCAGCTCAAGCCGGAGTCAAGGTGCCAAATGTAGTCAGCACCCGGGTTGGAGCCTCAGCATTTAAAGAATTGAAGCAATGGCACACAACACCAAAGATCGGTGACTTTGTTTTCTTTGATTTTGTTGATGATGACAAAACAATCATAAATCACATTGGTTTGGTGATCCGCTGTTCAGAAAAGCAGATTGTGACTATTGAAGGCAACACATCAGCTGCCGGCGGAAATCAGCGCAACGGCGGCGAGGTTATGGTTAAATCAAGGAGTTTGGGAGCGAGATCATTTGTGGTGGGTTACGGCCGACCAACTTATGAAGCGTTTGCCGGTGACTTACCGGATCGACCAAAAGGAGAAAAATAATGGAGCAATTTAAGGCAGCGGCCGCATCATGGGCAAGAAGCGCGGTTGCAGGTTGTTTAGCTGTTTATATGACCGGAAATACTAATCCAAAGGATTTGGCAATGGGCTTGGTTGCTGGCATTGTGCCGGTACTAGCTCGATGGGCCAATCCCAATGATGTGACATTTGGTATTAAAAAGTGAGCGTGGGCGAATGGACGGCTGTTGGTGGTTTTGTCATTGCAATACTGGCAGCCGTTTATTCGTCAATGAGGATCATAATCAGATCGGTAATGAGCGAATTAATGCCCAATGGTGGATCGAGTATGAAGGATCAAATCTCTCGCATCGAGGCACGCTTGGATTATCTATACACACAGCTCATTGAGAAACAGAGCAACACGCCGTAATCTAGGCGTGATTCTTG